AAGGAATATATGTAGGATTGGATGAAAAAGATTTAGCTGGATTATTTAAGAATAGACAATTTGGAGAGAAAAATAAAAAATCTTTGGAAAAAAAATTAGAAGATACATTAAAAAAAAAACATAGAACATTAAAAAAATCTTCATCTTCTTCATCATCAAGAGGAAAAAAAACAAGAAATAAGAGAAAAAAAGTAAAAAAGGTAAAGAAAAAAGGCTTAATAAAAAAAAATAAAAAAAGAAAAACTAAAACTAAAAAAAGGAGGAAAAATAGAAAAAATAAGAATACAATAAAGAAAAATAGAAGTTATAAGGATATAATAACACCAACAGATGATATTTTTGATTAACATTTTGAAAGAATTGCCTTCATTAAAATGGAATCTTGTTGAAACAAGTCTCCATTTCTCCGGTCTTTAATATATTTTAAAGCAAATTCTTTTTCCATAAAATTTAAATATTTTTTAGAAGCATAAATTATTTTAAAAACAGTATTATCATAACTAACTGACTCAATATTTATCAACTTCAACTTTTTTACAAATCGTATAAATTCACTTACAAGTTCCATATGCTCTTCAAATATAAAAGTTAAAACACAATGGTTTCTTATAATTTTCCTATTTTTTCCCATAAATTCATAATTTTTATAAAAATTCTCCAAACGACACATAGCTGCTTTTTCAAGTAGCTTATTTATAGTTTCGTTTAAATTTGTATTTTTAGATAAATTATATGAGAGTTCAATTAAATATGTCATATATGATGGCTAAAGATATTTATTTACATAAAATAATTATATCTTCATTTTTATACTACATCTTTGTAAATAGTAATTTAATAATGTTTTATCCGTTTAATTAGTTAGCTTAATAGAATAAATTTGGTTAATATATATATAATGTCTAAAAATACAAATTGGAAAAATTTGGGAAGGAAACAAGGAGCCACCATGAAAAATTTTAGAAATATGAAAGCAGACAAAATGATGTATAACGATGGAAAATGGAATACTGTATATAGTGACGATGATATAAAACGTTTAGCCTATTACAATATTGATTTACCTCATGTTGTTGGTATAGGAACAAATACACCATTTAGTAGATTATCCTTTGGAGATAGTTCAGATAGTGGAGATCACAAGAGTTCCTCGACCTCTAAATTAACTCCAGGAAAATTAGCATCTATAGCATTACACGAAAAAACGGTTCAAGAAGAAGACTTGGATATAAAAAGAGGACAAGAATTTAACGGCATAGGATATATTACTAAGTTAAGGAGTGTAAGAAGTAATATTAATAATACAGATGCTAATGGAGTAGGTATATTTTCTAATAAATTTATATCAACAACAGACACCTCTCAAAAAACAGATAAAGCTATTATGTATATAACCGATGATAAACACGTTCAAATTGGTGGAGTTCCAACAGGATATAAATTAATTGATAGAACTATAAATGGTTCTTTTATTAGCGAAAGACAAGAAACTGGCCCAAATATTATATTAGATGTTAGTGGTAGTGTACATATTAATGGCTTCATTAATTTTTTAAAAAATGGAGCAGCCTTCCCAACACCAACTCAGGAAAATGATAACCCAGCTAATCAATTAACTTTAGATGTCGAGTCTGAACCTCAACAAATAAAATTATGTAATACATCTGACCAGACAAAAACTACTAATAGAGCTGTTCCTGAAGGAGCTATTTTTGTAGGATTTGATAAAGACCCTAATTCTAACACTCTATCGACAGATCCAAGACTTTATATTATGGTGGGAGGTGAACAGAAAAGAATAGCAACAGAAGATGATAAAGAATTTTACGAAGAAAATGATGGCGGATTTAATTTTACCGGTAGTAATGGAATTGAAGGGGGAAGTATCACAACTTATGTATTTAGAAATCCTGACGATAGACCTGGAAATACATTAATAAATACATTTGTTGGTATTACCGGAGATGACTTTGATGGTGTTATTGGTGGGAGAAATTTACCACAAACTTACGACGGTAATACACTTGCTCCAGAAACAAGCGCACTACAAGTATTGGGAAATATATCTGTATTTGATAGTAAATATGGAGGAACAGACCTTAGCCCTCTTAACACTGGTAATCTTGAAAAAGCTAGACAGATTTTAGTAACAGAAATTTATGATAATACATCATTGGAAAATAATCCTGGAAGAGAATTGGGAACCGTTTATACTGATAGACATATTATGATCGGAGGACAGAAATACAGTACAAACAGTACTACTCCAAATCTAACCTTCTCTCATTTTGGTTCAGCCATTGATATATCCGGAGGTATTACAGGAAAGCCAGCTATTAGACTTATTAGTGGTAGTAATAATGGTTCAATTAAAAGTAGTAATCCAAAGGATAGTATAATTATTGGAGATACAGATAAGGATAATTTTAAAACAATGAACAAAGAGTGTATACTGGTTGGTAAAAATGATAAATATGAAAATAATGAAAATACCTTAGTAATGGGTAACACTAATACCGTTAAAAACACCAAAAATTCTTTAATTGTAGGAAATAATCTTGATGTGTCTTTCAATTCTGTAACAGAAGGAGTTGTGGTGCTAGGTGTTGGCGACAACAATCTTGAAGTAAATGGCGATGATCGAATTGTATTTGCTACAAATGATGGAACTAATTCTATGAAAGCATTAACTATTGATCTTAACGGTAATGTTACTATAAAAGGAGACTTAGAAGTAGAAGGCGAACACGTTCATTTAGAAGTTCAGCACTTAGTAGCAAAAGATGCGGAAATTGAGTTAAATGCTGTGCGTGATGGTACAAGTAGTAAAGGTGCTGCCGCTGGGGACGGTGGCGGTTTATGTTTATTTACAACCGAACATACAACTGATAATGTTAAATTTTCATATGATAGCGGAAATAGTAGATGGACTACAAAATATTCTTCTAGTTCAACTGGATTAGCTGCTGCTGATGATAGTTTTAAAGTATTAAATAACGGGGATTTACAAATTAGCAGTGATGGAACAAGTGCTAATAATAAATTTACAGTAGAAGCTTCAAGTGGTCATGTAGATATGAGTGGAAATTTACATATTCATGGAACCGGAGGTATAACATTAGAGAATAATAAGACTATTACAAATACCACAGCTAATACAGTTGTTATTAATGGAGAAGTAGCTGCTGGAACAGACTCTGCTACAGGTGTTTTTAAATCAAATGGAAATCAAGATGTTACTTTACGAACAGGAAATGGAACAAGTGGTTCTATTACTATAACTGATGACGCGAATGGAGATATCACAATAGCACCAAATGGAAGTGGAACCTTAAAAATAAATTCAGATTTTATAATTGATAACACAAACGTCCACACAATAATAGATATAAATGGAGGATATGCTGCTGGTAAAGGTGCTACATTTGATATCTCAAAAAATAATGCCGGCAATCCAGTTACAAATTTAAAAATTACAGGCAAATTAACTGTAGATGGTGATATTGACCCAACTGGACTTGTTTTAGAAGGCACTCCAGGAGATTATAGTAGTTATACTAATAAATTAGTTTTATATAATGACTTGGGAACCTTGAAATATAAAGTTGGTAGCACAGAGAAGGAGATAGCTATTTCTGGTGGTTCAGGAACAATTGGTGGAACAATAGAATTCGCTAATGACCTAAAAATAGCAAGTTCAAAGAATAAAGTAGTATATCAAGAAGAGAATAATAAATCCACACCTTTGGATTTCGGTGCCGCCGGCACTTATTTAAAAACAGGAAGTGCTAATACCGCGCCCACCTTTGCAAAAATTTCTGCCGATGACCTTGATAATGGAACCACAAATAAATTTTTTACCGAGACCCTAGCTCGAGGAGCTATTAGTGTAACAGACAGCGGGGGAGATGGCTCATTGACTTATAATTCTAGTTCAGGTGTGATAACATACACAGGACCGAGCGCTTCAGAGGCAAGAGCACACATTAGTGTAACAGACAGCGGGGGAGATGGCTCATTGGCTTATAATTCTAGTTCAGGTGTGATAACATACACAGGGCCGAGCGCTTCAGAGGCAAGAGCACACTTTAGTCCTGGAACAGGTGTAACAATTACAAACGGTCAAATAGGTATAGCTCAAGATATATCTACTAATTCGACTCCTACTTTCAATGGTATAACATTAAATCAAAACGGCCAACAGTCTAGAACTATAAGTGTAGGACAAACGACAGGCGTTGGAGTAGGGACAGAATTGATATTAAAAGCAGGCAAGGGTCTTGCCTCCACGGGTGGGTCAGTTCAAACCGGTGGAAATATCAGTATAGAAGGAGGCGATGCATCAAGTGTTAGTGGTATAACTAATAAAGGTAACGTAAATATTACAGGAACTAATGTGAATATAACAGGAATTTTGAAAGCAGATACTATAGAATCTAAAGGCACCAAATTAAAATTAACAACAGAACAAAATGGTGGTATTTATTTAAATGCACAAGGTGAACAAAACAACAACAACCGATATCCAATATTGATTAACGGTGCGCCATTATTTAAAATGGCTACAACTATACACGGCTTTAATAATTTAGCGACTTCTGATCAGCCTATTTCGGCTAAAAATCTTATAAATGGAAGACTAATTTCAAACTATAACCGGCCTAGCAATGGAACTTTGGGTTTTATGCTTCCTCCCGTCACAGAGATATGTAATTTAATAGATGAATTAGCTGGTGTTAATTCTGCTCGTGATTATTCGTTTAAGTTTATTTGGGATACAACACAAATTTCCAACTCACAATCAGCCCGTCTCAAAGTCCCTGCCTCTGGACAATATTCTTATGTAGGTAGGGGGGGATCCACCGGAAGCGTGGAGATAAATATCCCGAACTACTTTGAACAGTTCGATGACAGAGTCCAGGAGTACACTTGTCTAATAAAAACTTGGACAGCTGGAACACCTGGAGTTGGAAGTATATTAATCATGGAACCAGGGTTTGGAAGTGTAGTAAATGGACAAATTGCGTAAAAAAGTAATAAACGGATGAATTAAATAATAATAAAATTGAATAAAATACTTAATAATAAATTAGTATTATTATTATTAAGATGGAACCACCAACATACCTAGCAAATCTTAACCCTCATCCTAGAGACTCTCACATTTCATTTGATGAGGGTCCGCATATTTACACAATAGACGGAGATAGCGACTTTATGTCCGTTACAACTTGGAATCACTCTCATTTTCCTCATTTTAATCCTAAAAAAATTATAGAAAAAATGATGAAAGGTAAAAATTGGAACGAAAAAAATAAATATTGGGGAATGAGTAGTGAAGAAATCCAAGAATTATGGAGAAAAAATGGAGAAACAGCAAGCAAAGCAGGAACAAAAATGCATTATGATATTGAATGTTTCTACAATGATTGTGAAGTGGAAGTAGAAGAAGATAATGTAGAATGGAGTTATTTTGAAAAATTTGAAGAAGAAATAGGAAGTAAAATGGAACCATATAGAACAGAATGGATGGTATGGGACAATGAGTTGAAATTTGCTGGTTCTATAGATATGATATATGAAAATGATGATGGGACTTTGGAAATATATGACTGGAAACGTAGCAAAGGTATTAAATTTGGAAATGATTGGGAAAATGCAACAACAGAATGTATCAAGCACTTACCTAACTGTAATCATATATTGTATAGCTTACAGCTGAATACATATAAGGCATTATTGGAAAAGAATTATGGAAAGAAAGTGAAAGGAATGTATTTGGTCGTATTACATCCAAATAATAAAAAGAAGACTTATCATAGAATTCCTGTGGATGACCTAGAAAAAGAAGTAACGGATTTATTTGAATTAAGAAAAAAAATGTTACAGAAAAGAACTTAAAAATGAATTACTACTTTTTAGTAAATGAATGATGCGACAAATTATTGTTTAGAATACGACTTATATTTAGATAGGTCAGCCGCGTGTGGTATATGTGTAGAAAATGCTTTTTTCTTACAATTTTTATTATTATTAAGTATAATTCCATTAAGTACTCTAACATCAAGTTGGTTAGTAGCTAAATTTGTTTATGAACCATATGTAAACCGACTAAATAACGAAGATTGGAGTGATGACGAGGAAGAGGAAGAGGAGGAATTGTATGAAGATAAATATGACTTGGATTTTGTAAAAAAGAACGATGAAGAAAAGAATTTTAGTAATTTAATAGTGGAAGAAACAACACCAGATGGTAGTGTATTTATGAAGTGGAATAAAGAAAATGAAAGTTTTGATTATTGGTGTGATAATAAAGAGATTAAATATCTATATTTGGAGGTAGTTGCTAGAAAATATTGTACAATGTTTTGTTGTCCTGAGATTTATATTGATCGTGGAAAAGATATAGCAAAACAAAAGGAATTAGAAAAAGAAAATGAAGAAAAAGCACATATGGAAGAGGAAGACAAAAAAGAGGAAGAGGTGGATAGCGACGACGAATTATTTGCTAAGTTGAAAAAACCAGAAGAGATAAAAAAGAGCGTAACAGTTAAAAAGGTGGAAACGGCTGCTATTAGAGCAAATAAGTATAAACGTTTGGGCAATATTAGTGATATGGTATTAATAAAAAAGCCGAAGACAAAGGAAGAACCAAAGAAAAAGATGACATTTACTGATTGGGTAACATTTTCAAAAAATACCAAAACAGTTTAAATAGAAATGAATAAATCATTATAAATGGCTTCATTTATAAAGATTGTAAAGAATTACGAAACTATATGTCGTTTAGGACATAAAATTATTAATCACAAGGATTTAGTTAGGCGATGTCCACCAGAAAAGTTATCAGAAGAATTTAAAAAACAAGAAGAGAGGATCGATGAATTTTATAAAGAGGCTGATAAAGCACATCAAAAGTGGGTGAAAAATAAAACAACAATTAATGAATATTGGACGGGTTTATCATAAATGTTTTCGTGTCTTTTTTTTAGTTCTTTTTTTTCTTCTTTTTTTTATAGATTTACTTCTACCCCCAGTAAGAGGTTTAGAATCAACGACAGGGGTAACAGGTTTAGCATCAACGACAGGGGTAACAGGTTTAGCATCAACGACAGGAGTAACAGGTTTAGTAGCAGGATCAACGGTAGGAACAACCGGAGTATTTACAGAGGGAGAGGAAATAGTTCCATTTTCTTTGGCTCTAGATTTTATCATATTTGTAACTTCTTCTGTAGTCATGCCTTTTTTTGGATCAAACTCTAATCCTTGAATTAAGGAATTATATTTATCAATAGTTCCTACTACAGCAGTGTATGTATTATGAGCATTTATGACCAGTTCAATTATCCCATCAAGGGCAGCTAATGCCTGTGGTGCTACTTTTTGCAATGTAATAGAAAGTCTATAACTTGTATCTAAAAAAAGAACACCCCATCCTTCTACGTTAGGTATAATCATTTTTGCGATATTATCAACCGCTCCAACACCACATACAATTGTTCCAACATAAGGTATTCCACAAACAACATTATTCATTGCGTCAACAGCAGCATCTCCAGTTCTATTAATAACTTTTCTTATTATATCTTCAAGTTCTTCTCCTTGTTCTCTTATTTGAGGTTCAAATTCTTTTAAGGTTGCTAATGATGCTATTAAAAAGGGTCTAAAAAATTTATTTTGAAATATTTTTATAAATTCTCCCCAAACTTCTAATAATTCAGGATCTTGAAGCATTTCTTTTAATATAACCCCTGTAACAAGAAGTCTAAATTTCACTTTTGGAATATTTTTTTGGATATCATTCATTGCTTGCTCTGGATCCTTTAATTCCATATCTAATCCTAATTTATCTTGAATTCTGGCTAATACACTCTCTATTATGGTTAAATATTTATCAAAAAAATTAAGTAGTAGAGTAATAGGTATATCATTGGCTAATCTTTGCAAAGCTTCACCAATATTTTTACTATTTTTAAATGTATCTATAACTTTTTGGATGACTTCATTATCTTCAGTTTTTTGTAGAGATTTTTGTGGTTCAGCAACAGATTTAGCAACTGGTTCAGCAACCGGTTCAGCAACCGGTTCAGCAACCGGTTTATCGACAGGTTTAGCAACTGGTTCAGCAACCGGTTCAGTAACCGGTTTATCGACAGGTTTAATAGGTTCAACTACTGGATTAACTTTTTGATTATCTACAGGTTTTTGAGTCATAACAGGAGTTTTATTACTATTCATATTAATATATAATTATACTTTATTTTTCTTAATCCATTTCAAAAATCCAACACTTTTTACAATATCAAAAGAAGACTCTAAATGTTCTTTTGCTATTTCATATGCTATTTTTTCTAGTTCATCAAAACTATCAATATAATCTTGGATAACTTCTTCAGGATATGTGTCGGGCATTTTATACTAATAAAATATGTGATAGTATTTAATTCAATTTTATTTTGATATTAGACAAACAAGTTTAACATCTTTAATTAATTTGGTCATTTTATATTCAATATTATATTGATTATCTATTAATATACTAAATACTTGATCTATATGTTCTTCTGTTATAAATTCTTTTGTAGTAGGGTCAATAAATGCGAGAAGACAAGAGGGTTCACTAGAACAACAATCAAATCCTTCAAATTGTGATAATTTTTGTCTAGGTACTTGCTTTAGATAACTATTTAATAATGGATCATTTGGATTTTTATTTATGGTAATAATATTTTTATAGCATTTATTAAATTTATCAAGATATGTGGTCTTATATAATTTATAAATCATATAAGTTATGTAAATATTTAAAATTGAATTAAATTATTTAGTTAAATTATGAAGTATAAAAATGAATACTATTGGAACTAAACAGGAAGCAAAAACATATAGATTTAAATTTTCCAAGGGATTTCTAGAAAATTTGAAAGAATTTACACGGATTCATAAATTTGATGATCCAAAAATCTTTAAAGAAAGTTTTGGAATTTGGCAGGAAGAGAATAAAGAAACAATTTCAAGAGAGACAACTTATATGAGAAATATGGGTTATGAAGGAGATGTAGTTAGTAAAATGTATAAGTCAGCGCGTTATTATTTTAAGAATAAATCGAGTGAAACGACAAAACCAAAAAAACGTAGACAGTATATTGGTATTGATGTAATATTGAAAGACAAAATGGATGAATTTATTCAAAAGAAAATAGATGGAAAAGAGGAATGTAAGCCGTCTACTGTTTATGATGAATTTATGGAATGTGTAGAAAATAAATTAATATTAGATGTAGAAAAGACAAGGCTTAATACATTTGGAATGTCTGAGGAAGATGTATTAAAAAAATTTAAAAAAACATTTAAAAACCGCTATTTCCTTAAATTAAAATAAGTATAATTGGGTAATTATAAAATATTTTTTTATATTAATATGAAAGGTGGAAAATTAATATCTGAAGGTGGATTTGGTTGCGTTTTTAATCCAAGCATAGATTGTAACGGTTCGTCGAGTTCTGAAAAATTTGTAAGTAAAATTCAAAGATATGATAATAGTGCGATAAATGAAATAGAAATTGGTAATATACTCTCAAAAATATCGGTGTATAAGAGTCATTTTGCACCAGTAATTAGTTATTGTAATATAGATATAGGTAAAATCAAGGATAAAGATAAAAATAAATGTATGTTATTTAAAAAAAAGAAAACAAAGAAGTATGTTTTAATGAAACTGGATTATATTGAAGGCATGGAATTTTTACAATATATGGTAAAAAATGCGAATAGTGTTCAAATAATTAATAATATTATAAATAGTTTTAATACTTTATTAAGAAGTATATCACTATTAATTAATAGCCACATTCTTCATTACGATTTAAAAGGTTCAAATATATTGTATAGCACAAAAAAAAAAATACCATTAATAATTGATTTTGGATTATCAATAAATATGAACAAGATTGATGATACTATTTTGAAAAATTTTTTTTATACATATGCACCACAATATTATGTATGGCCTTTAGAAGTTCACTATTTGGGACTTCTTTTTAATAAAAATAATTCACCAGATGAAAGAGAATTAAAAGATTTAGTAAATGTATTTGTAATGAATAACAAAGGAATAAATAAAAGTTTCTCTCCAAAATTTTTAAAAAGATATGAAGAGGAATGTTTGAAACAGTTAAAAATATACAATGAAATAGAATATAATAAAAGAATAAAATATTTAATTAGCTTTTGGGAAACTTGGGATAACTATTCTTTATCTATAATTTATCTAAGATTTTTAAAATACTTAGCCCTTGAAGGTTTTTATGAAAACGCATTTATAAAATTTATGGGTAAATTATTGCTACAAAATATACATCCAAATCCATCAAAAAGATTAAGTATAATAGATACAACTCATACATTCAATGGATTTTTATATAAAGAAAAAATTAACGTCGAGGCTACATTTGAAGAATTAACGGATGAATTTATCAAAAACAAGAAAAATATAAATAAAAATTTAAAAAATCATAGTAAAGTAGATTTAAGAGATACAAAAACAATGAAGATAGAAAAAAGAAAGAACATAAAAACAGTAGTAATATAAAATTATAAAAATTTATAATGATAATTTTATATATAGATGGGAAGTACAAAAAGAATTAGTAAAAAGAAAAAAAATAAAACAAGAAAAAATAATAAAAAGATGAATAAAAAGCCGAAAAAAGTAGGTGGAAAAATACATTTTGAAGATCATCCCGAATTTAGACCAAATTTAAGTCCAAGACAGATATTTAAACAGGGTAGTTTTGGAGGAACATATTGGAGACCCATAAAATCAAAATTTTATGACGGTGAACTTAAAAATAAACATAAGAAATATGTAAAATTAGGATGGTGGAAAGGAATAAAAGAAGATCATTTAACACGACCTTTTGAAAAATATGATACAAAAATTAATAAATATGGTAAAAAGGTGGGAACAACGTTAAGTTTTTGGGAAGGAAAGGATTGGATAAATAAACAAGATCCATATGGTTGGGTTCAGTGGTATTGTGAATTTTATTCAGGAAGACGTAGTAAAGATGATGAACGACAAATAAATAGATTTAATAAATTAGCAGGCTCAAAAGGAAGATTTAGAAAGTGGCTAATAACACAAATTATGAAAAAAGGCAATAAAAATAAATGGAATGATTATTCAATTAGTCCTGCTATAAGACAAACATTACAACACTGGGGATATAAATTAACAAAAAAGGATTTCACCGATGAATTAAGGGAACGGAAGAATAAGAAGAAAAAATAGATATATACATATATGGATAATTTACCTCACGAAATAAATTTTCTTATTGCCGACTATATTTTTGATTGTAAAAAAAACAAAGATTATATAATAAATAAAGAATATTACGATATTTATAATAAAAAAACTAAAAATTGTAAAAAAATATTTTTACTCAATAAGAATTTATGTACAAAATGTGATAAAAAAAAAATATGGAGAGCAAGGATGATAATAAATAATTTATTACCCGGATAATTATTTATTTTTCTTTTTCTTCTTATTTTTACGTTTTCCTTTGTTTTTATGTGTTTTGTTCTTTTTCTTATACTTATTTTTTTTAGAGCTGATTTTATGTTTTTGTCTCTTTTGTGTATATTTATTACCATATTTATTAAGTATAACTTCAAGTTTTACACCTGGATTAGCTCTAATTTGAGTTGTAATATAAGATAACCAAGATTTTTTCATTAATATAAATATCATAGAGAAAATAAAAAAATTGAATGAAATAATTAAGTAATAATTTTAATTATAAAATGACTACAAATTTAATATTTACAAGATATCTTTATAATTTAGATGAAGTCATTCTAAGTGGATTAGAATGTCTTCTAAAACATACCAATATTCAAGAGTGTTATTTTTGGTTTTATGAAATGTATAGTAGCGGGTATGTAGAGGAAACGTGGGATTTATTATGGAAAATTTATTACGACTTTTATGCTGAAAAAAATGGTTATTTTGAGAGAAAGATGAAACAATATTATAGAGGCTGGAAAAATAATAAATGTTTTAAACCGTTGGCGAATGTAATAAGAACACTTCACACGTTCTATAAAAACATTAGCGGTAGAGTATTTATGATGAGAATATTTTATTGTAATACATTAAGACAACTGGTCTCAAATGAGAATCGAAATCTATTGGTAAAAGGAAATAAAAAAACTCAACTATTAAAATTTGGATTTTTAGAAAAGAAAGATCCAGTAATAGCTTATTATTTAAAACGTTTATATAATAAGAAAAATGAAAAAGTGATTGTAGATTTAATTAAAGAACAATCAGGTGAAATAGTATTAAATAATGATTATGATATACTTCATCAGTTATATTATCACAGTATTAAGGATAAAAGTAAGAAAAAACACAACGTAAGTTATAATGTAGGAAATGAGACATTAAAACAAGTATATTCAACCGATGACACTTGTTACAATGAAAGTAAATATAAAGACGTAAATACAGTATATAAAACACTTGAAATACAAAGAAAATATGGGATAAGCTCAAATATAGGTTGTTTTAAATTAGCCCGAGATGGTTTAGATTTAAATAATAATTATTGGTATAATTGGGAATTTTATGCTTATCGTTCTCCTTTATGGAAATCACGATTTGATAAATACAAAATTCATATAGACGATAAAAAGAAGGAAATAGTATTTGAAGATGAAGATGAGTATGAGGAATTTTATGAATTATATAATTATGAACCTGATGAGCAAAGTAAAGAAACACAGAATAAAAGTATTAAAGAATTAAAAAAAATAAAAATAAAAGAATGGATAAAAGAAACAAACTTGAAAATATATAGACAAGAGAGAGTTCGCAAGAAGGTGAAGTATTGAAGTGTTAATAAAATTGAATTAAAAATATTTTTTATAATTACTATTATAATAAGTATCATGGTCAAAAACAAAAAAGGAGGTTCCGGTCACAAAAAGATGGCTCGTAAAAACGTCGCACCGAAAGGTGGATATAATAAAAAACTTCGTAAGCCACGAGAGGAAGGAGAGATTATAGCTCGTGTAACGCAAATGTGTGGAGGGGGTATTGCTCGTATTATATGTTCTGATGGAGTCCAACGCACATTAGTAATACGTGGAAAATTTAGAGGTCGTAATAGACGTGATAATACTGTAAAAATTAATACATTTGTTCTGGCTGGATTGAGAAGTGTAAGTTTTGGCGCTGTTATTCAAAAAGGTAAATTGGAAAAGGCCGATTTAATTGAAGTATATAAAGAAAGTCAAAAGGAAGAACTAATAAAACTACCAGGATTGGATAAAATTTTAGATGATGAAAGTAGAATAAAGCAAAATGAAGATTTAGGATTTGATGTTATGACTGCTAGTGAAACATTTATGGAAGAAGTTATAAATGAAGAAGATAATGCTCGTTTAAAACATAATAAAAAAATTCAAAAGGAACGCAATAAAATGGCTAAAAAGGTTATAAAAGAAGATAATGTTGAAGATAAAAAGATAGAATTTGATTTGGAGTTGGATTTTGATGATATCTAATCTACTTTAAACATATCGTCATCTTCATCATCATCATCATCATCATCACTATTAATATTTTCTAATAACATATCATCCCAATGTTCTATAGTGTCTATTGATTCTTCTTCTACAATAGGCGTTTCCTCAAATTCTTGAATAGAAGCTAGAATAGCATTTTGATATTCTCTATCATATGTAAAATCATCAAAAATAGAAGACATACTAAAAGGATTTGACTGTAGGTTATAATTAGCATTTTGCCTCGTTATTGGCCTTGGATGAGTATAAACATTTCTCATATTATTTAAAAAACTTCCAAATGGATTAACAGGAACTTGTTGTCTATTAGTAAAATTACTTGAAATATCAATTAAATAATCTTCATTTTTTATTTCTTTATGTGATAATTCATATCTACATACAGGACATTTATTAGATTCTTCTTTTAACCAAGTAAATATTGAGTTAGAAAATATATGATCACAGGGTAATTTATATACTTCTTGACCTTCTTCAAAATCTTCAAAGCTAATACAACAATTATGCTGTTCAAACTTGGTTTTATTATATTTTATTTTTTGAACTTGTTTCTCACCCTCTTCACTTAAAACATTTCTATATAAATTTTTTTCAAATAATGATTGTCTTAAAACGTTTCTCACTTGAGAATGTTGTGGAAGAACCAAATTACTTGCTAAAGGCAACATTGATACATTTTCGTTTAATCTATTACCTTGAATAATATTAATCAAATTATTCAATAATTGCGCTCTAGGATTTCCGGATAAATCAAGTTGGAAATCTTGAATTATATTATGTATATAAGTATTTGTATTTTCATCATTATTCATATTAATAAAATTAAATATAATATATTTAACTTTTTTACTTAATTAATAAAAAAGTAAAAAAATTTATTACACATAATAACAATTAATGAATTGTGTATGATTTAATAAAGTCAGACCCAATATTGTATCTATTATTACCAAGTATATCAGATATAAGTTTATATGGGGTCATTTTTCTAAGCTCGTCAATTCCCTTTGTTTCAAATACATTCAATAGAGTGGAACTATATCCACTAAGGAATGAAACATTTTCATCAAAAGCTGTAGCAGGAAATCCACTTGTCTTTCTAAGATTCCAAAATAGAATATGAGGTTGAACATAAGGAGTTCTGAATTTGCTTCTAAGACCCGCTTCGGCAAACTTTCTCTTGATAAGTTCTAGCATAGTGCTCTGATCCCCATCTCCCCATCCAGAAGAGGCATCTATTTGCATATCAGAATATACCGCTAGAATAATATTTTTAGTATCGTTAGGATTTACTTCAGCGCTAACTAGACCGTCTAGAATTTTATCACATAGAGCCTCAAAATTTGTATTCATGCTCCAATTTGGATCTTGTCTAATCTTTTTAACTTTTCCAACAAAATCGTCTCCAAATTCACTTACATCCATCCAAGTTGGTTTAGCATTAAATGTAAGAATTCTGTTTCTAAAGGCAGAATGACAGATTTCACTAGTGCGAATACTCAGTCCAATAGCATTTGTAATAGGAAGATAATCATCACATTCCATACTTCCAGAAGTATCACAACAAGGAATTATACAAGCATTTTCTAGCTCACTATTGTTCTCCTTGTTAGAGAGCCACTGAAGATTAATTTGCGTCTTCTTCTCACCATCTGCATTAAATGCTTCATTTACTAGCTCTCCAACAGTAAGACGTTTTCCATGGACTTTGGCGGTATTGTCACCTGAAGCTGCTTTATGAAGATGAAGAGTGAAATTATCCGCACACTCAACTCTATCGTCTTCTGTAGAACGCTGACCTCCGGCTTTGGTTTTATTACGGATAGCATTACTATTCTTTTTAAGACAAATACTGGGAATATTATTAAACTCCAGTTTGGACCACTGTTTACTAGCCATCTTAATCTGTGGGGTATCACTTGCTTTAGATAGAGCAACAATCATTTTAGTCCACTTAATTTTCTGCTTAAGAATAGCAGACTTATACTGATTTCCATCCCTCCAACCACTTGTAGGTTCGGTAACAAATTCAGGGAAAGCATACTCAGACATT